CGGTGGCAGAGTCACGCAGCTTCAACGCTTCGCTCCATCCGTCCTGCGACTGCTTCGCGTTCAACAGCGCCGCCTTGGATTGTCCCCGCAGCCGCTCCACCTCGGCGCGGAGTTGGTCGCGCTCGGCTTCATGCTCACGCCAATACTGACCCAACTGCCGCTCAACGGCCTCCGATTGTTCCAGGAATTGGTGGATCATTTGCAGATCACCGGCGAGTTCTTTGAGTGTTTCACGCATTGTGTGCCTCTTTCCATTTGGCGATTGCGGCGAAAGCGGCGGCCATCATTTCCCTCTCATCTGAAGTAAAATGCTCCCACTTCCCACACCGCAGCGCCCGCTCCGCCGCCGCGATCACCTCCGCCGCCGTGATCTCCTCATGCTTCGACACCACCACCCCGGCGCAGGCTTCCCGCAGTCCGGCGATGGTTTCGGAGAGCGTGAGGGTACCCGTGCCGGTTGCAGCTGACGGCCCGCGCTTCACCCCACGCCGCAAGTCCTCAGCCCGGTTGCGGCAGATACGCCGGATGTCATCGCGGGCGTCGTCTGGTCCGATGTACTGCTGGATATGAGCGGCCAGCATGTCCAGCTCGTCCGCCACAGCAAGGTCCGCCGCCGTGGGCACGCTGGCCTCGCGGGCTTCGGCTTCGGCGAGAAGGGTTTTCAGTTCCTCCGCGCGCTCACACAAGGCCATGCGAGTGATGTGCGGCTCGCCACGAAATACCACGTCGCATTCCCCTTCTAGGCGGCGAACCTCTTCGCGGGCACCTCTCAACCACTCCGCGCTACGCTCCTGCGACATACAGCACCTCGTCGCTCTCCGATGTCTCGATCCACCACGAGAGAGACATGTCCATTCCTAGACCAGTGCCGACAATGAAACTGACGATATCCCCGTCGCGATTTGTCACTCGGATAATCGACTCGCCAAACATGCTCTTTTCTTTCGTTACATCCCCCGGCCTCGGGTCGTTCCTCGGGTCACGCTCCACGCTTCACCTCCGCTTCCAAATACTCCCGCATCTTCGCTTCCCGCGTTATCGCCGCGTCCCGATTCGCCGCCGCCCAGGCCGCGATGTAGTTCCACGCCTGCGCCCGCGTTGGCTTCCAGCGCAGGTAGGCGCCGCCGCCCAGCAAAAACAGTCCGATCGTTGCTATTTCCATGTCCCTCTCCTATTCCGCCGCCGGCCGCGTCGTCTTGCGGCCAAACTCGTATTTGGCCATCTCTGCCAACGGGCAGATGTAGCGTTGCAACTGCCAGTCTTCCGTCGGCGCTTGCGCCGCCCATGCTGCAGGTAGCGGCCCGCGGATCTTCCGCCATCGCCACGCGGCCATATACGCGCGTCGGTGGCACCGTTGGCACTCTCCGCAATGGCATGTTTCGCGTGGCATAACTCTCCTTTGTTTTCAGCGGGCCAGTGTCTCCCCGGCCCGCCTCAAGAATCCAAATCCAACAGGTTTTCAGTGGTTCGTGACGGACTACCTCTTTTCCGGGAGCTTTTCGCGCCCGGTCTGCCGTCCCGCGCGGATTTCCGAGATCGTGCGCTGATTTGGAACGGCAGGCCGCGGGCGGTTGCCCGCGGAGATCAGAAGGGAACGTCGTCGTCTGAGATACCGCTGTCGATGGGCGGTCGCTGTGCCGTGCGCGGCTGGCTCACCAGCCCGCCTCCGTCCTGCTTCTCGCCACCGCCGCCCAGCAGAATCACCTCGTCCGCCACCACTTCCGTCGAATACCGCTTTTCCCCGTCCTTGTCATAGCTGCGAGTTTGCAAACGCCCTTCAACGTAGACCTGCTTCCCCTTGGTGAGATACGGCACAAGGTTTTCAGAGCGCCATAGGGATACGTTCGTCCACTCCGTCTCCTCTTTCCACTCGTCCGAGCCCTTGTCTTTCCACCGACGGCTGGTCGCCACTGAAAACCGCGCCACATGCACGCCGGACGGCGTGAACTTCCCCTCCGCGTCTTTTCCCAGGTGCCCGATGAGGGTTACTTTGTTTATGCTTCGTGATGCCATTTATTGGGCCTTTCCGGCTTTCGCCATGAGCGCCTTATAGCAGGCGGTTGCTTGTGCTTTTTCTGTGAAGTCCTGCGGCCGCGCCACGCCGAAGTCGTTCAATGTCGCCATCACATCATCGGCAGATAGCTCTTTGGCCGCTTCCGTGAACGCCGCAATCATCGGCTCATTCGGTGCCCACGCTGGCGGCTCAGGCCGGTCGTCCGGCGCCCCTTGCAGCCACTCGCGCAGCGTTTCCGCCATCTCCACCCCAGGCCGATTGATAACCGCGCCGCTCAACTTCGGGCAGCGCGACTTGGTGACCGTGAGGGTGTTGTCCTGGTCGATCTCCCCGCACACGTCAAACTCGAACTCAATGCCGTCGCGCATGACTGGCGCAAGTCCGACCTTGCGCGGTGCCCGCTTGCCGTTCACTTCCTCTATCACCCATTCGGTTTTCGTCCGCATGGAAACGAGGACGTGAATCTTCGCGGATAGAATCTTGTCCACTAGCGCCTGATGGTATGGCGTGACGTTCTTCCATGCGGCAAATGTATTCCCGCCGCTCGACCGCTTCGCCGCCGCGTCCACCATGTCCAGTTCGCCGCCCTTGCCCATCCAGTAATGGGATAGCGAATCCACGACGATGACCGCATAGCCGCCCTCCACGGCTGCGTCAAGGGTTTTGACGAGTTCGCGCGGGTCAAATGTGGACGGCTCCACCACGTCGAACTCAAACAGATCCGCGTACTTGCTGGCGGAGCCGTGTTCCGTGTCGATCACGGCCACCTTCCCGCCGCCAGCCAGGTTCTTCGCCAATTCAAGCAGGGAATAGGTCTTGCCCCCGCCCGCCGGCCCGCAAATCGCAAACCGTAGTTTTGCGTTCCTCTTTACTGCTCGCTCAAACATGATTCCTCCGTTGTTGTCTTGCAATCTTCAACCGCCTGCTGGAACGCCGCGTCCAGCTTTTCCACTAGCGCTAGTAGCCCGGCGTTTCGCGCATCGTGCATCAGTTGGTCAAGCGCCGCCGCCGCTATCATTGCGGTGTTCTCTGGACTGCCAATTGTCGGCACTCCGAGCTCGCGCCGTTGGTCATTAACCGCGCCCATCTTCGCGCTCCTTCACCGCTTGCGCCAACGCCTTTTTAAGCAGCGCGGCCACTTCCACCCGTCCACGGTCCTTCGCTATGGAAATAAGCTGGTCGATTTCGTACACCAGCTCATCGGCTCCGCAGTCCGGCACATGCGCCGCCAACGCGTCGAAGCGGGGGGCGTTGATGAATGTGGCGTCAGCTTTCGACATGCAGCACCTCGTCAGTTTCTGAGCCAACAATCCAATCTTCTACATAGGTATCGTGCTCGGTGGTTGCGCCATTGATCGTCTCGAAAAAGTAGACCAGGCGTCCCTGTAGGCGTGTCACGCGGTAAAGAATCGTCAGCCCCGGTTCGCTGTACGTCGTGACATCCCCCGGCCTCGGGTCTTTCCTCGGGTCTCTCACCATGCCAGCACCTCCAAACCCCACGAGCCAATCGCCAGCGCAAAGCACAGCCAGAGCGCGAGCATGAGAGTCTCCGGCGTATCGTCGCGGCGCCGGCTCATCGCTTCACCGCCGATTTAAAGCAGTGGATCGTAGCCGCCGCTGTGACCGCAAGCGCAAAAGCGGCCAAGGCGTTCAACCACCACGGCGTGTTATTCGCGATCCCCCAAGCCAGAGATCGCCGGTTCAGTACAACGCAGATGGCGTTCGCGGCTGCAAGTACCCCATACAGCGCTTTCATCGGGACACCGCCACCGCGACAATCACCAGCAAGAGGCTGATAGCTAAACCGAGGAGCGAAAACCGTAGCCGGCGCAGATTGGACTGCACATCAACAAGACTGAGTAACTTTCCGTCTTGCGCAAGCGCCAGTGCCTCCACACGCATTTCCAGCGCTTCAATCCGTCGCATCAGCCGATCTTCCACGTCGCGGCCAATTCCTTCTGCTTCCGCCCGCCAATTCGCCCGCCGTTGGCCGCTCATCGCGTCACCTCGCAAATAGGGCAGGTGTAGACGATGTGATATGCCGCGCAATGTCCGTACAGTTGCCGCTCGCGTTTCAGAGATGGCTGAGTCTCACCGGCCTCCCATCTCGAGACCGTCTTGATAGACCCGCCAAGGCTTTTTGCAAACTCTTCCTGCGTCATGCCTGCCGCCAAGCGGTAAATCAGCGGCAATGATTCCTTGTGCTTCTTCATCGCGTCACCGCCCAAGCCACCACCCACACCAGCGCAGCCGCCGCCGCGATCCAATCCGAGCGCCGCTGCAGCATGCGCAGGTCTTCCGGCCCGCCGCCCCAGCCGATCATGCCGCACCGCCAGCCGCCAGCAGCGCGGCAATAACCGCATGCCAGCTCGCGCCCGTGCGCCGCTTCATCGAGCGCATGGCGCCCCAATAGTCACCGCAGCGAGCGGCCTTGAGTTCGTCGGCGTTCGGCTTCACAGTGCGCCTCCGTTAGCCTGAACCATGGCGCGCGCCTCTTCAAGTAGCACCTCAACCGCGTCAAAGTCGCCGCGATCGTTGGCGCGAATGGCCCGCGTCCAGAGGTCGTGATACGCCGGACCGGCGTCCATTTGCTTCATCAAGCGGTCGTTCAGCTCCCCCGCGCGCTTTGCCCCGGCTGGCAGCGGTAGCGCGGCGGCGTTTGATGGGCAGCGTGTGGCTCCGAGGCTCATGCGGTCCTCCAGATGCCGAGTCGGCCGTCTGACACCTTCCGCACGGTCAACGTGCGTTGGCTCTTCTTCCTTACAATTGACGCTAGGTTGCGGTTGGATGCCGTGTCCTCCACCTCAATCATTCCGCCCAGTGGCAGGGCCTCTAACGCTAGGCGGAAGGCACCTTTTGGCGCTCCGTTAGCCGGGCGTATTCCTGGCAATGGCACGCCCATCTTGACCTCGTAGGTCGTCATAGTTGCTCCCTCTCTTTTGTGCGCCCGTCGGCATGGGCGGTTGTGTTGTGTGGTTACGGCTAGATCGCCGATGCTCGATTGAACTCGGCCTCTAGCCGCTGTGATGCCTCTATGCGCGCTTCTAGATCGCGCTGCCATTCAAGCGACAGAAACACTTCCACGTCCTGCACGCACGCGGAAAGGTACTCAGGCAGTGATAGCTTCTCATCGCCCATCGCCAGATACCTCTTTTCGTGCCAAAAACGATGGAAGCTCGCCACGTTCTCCAAGACGGCTTTTCGTGCCTTGATTCGAGCGTCAAGGCGTTCACTGTCTGACATCTTTTGCATAGTATTTGCTCCCTCTCTTTCCCACGTCGGCATTGCGTGGTCTGTTTACTTAGCGCGTTCCGTCTCCGGTTTGCGCTTGCTTGCAACACCCCACGCCCACTCCACCAGCCGCCCGGGGTGCTGTCCACGCTCCTCGGCCCGTTCAATAATGTCCTTGTGAACGCTTGGCAGTATCGTGATTTGTACCGCTTTCCGCCGCTCTTGTGTGGTTCCTGTGTTGCTCACAACCCAACCTTAACCCAGCCCGCCGCGCCGGTCAACACTAAACCTCACGCGCCGCAAACAAACCGCTATATAGCACTTGAGACGCAAAAAAGCCGCCCCACCTGTTATGGAGGAGCGGCTTTGATGTCGTGAAATGTGGTTCCGGGCGGAGCTCTCTCCAACCCCCGCACCAGCCCCCAGCCAGTGCCGGTGATCGTCGGATCAGGCACCCCTTCAGGCCAATAGAACGTGTCGCCTTTGCGGCCGTAGCGGCCGACGAAGCCATCGGGGACGATCAGTCACGGCGGTGATGCTGCGGCGACGGCGGGCGTGGCTGTAAGCCCAGTTGCAGCCATGGGCGCAACGATCATGCCCACCGCTGCCGATGGTGGCGATTCCAGCCCGCCAGATAGGGCCGTGACGCGGTAGCACCAGTTACCCGGCCCAGGCGAATCCCGGTAGGTTTTGACGGCCACAGGGTCCACTGTGACGCGATCAAACCGGGATGTGGTGGCACAGACACCCGCGGCCCGGTAGACGTGGTAGGTCGTCGCAGGCGGGTTGATGGCGTCGAGCCAGACGAGGAGGACGGTGGCAAGTAGCATTACTCACTCCTGGCGGCGATGCCGCGTTTACTGCGCATACAGGCCCTCTACTACTAATGCGGCGGTTCCACTTACCCCCGCCATATTACAGCCATAGCCATAGTGCGTTGCCGTCAAAAAATCGGTTCGTGTATGTTGGGCTACTTGCGTCCAATTGATTCGATCAACAGACGTGGACCAAGTTCGATTCGTATTATCGTCTACCAGTTTGAAGGAAATCTTGCCCCTCGGCGTAGAAGTTGCATAGTCGAAATAAGCCGAGTTCCCGGTCGTAGCGTTAGTATACTTCGCCATTCCGAGTTTCGCATTAGTATAGTGAAGACCAATAGCTTTGTTGGAGGCTGCTGTTGTACCCTCCGTTATGAAGAATCCACACGCATTAGACGCCGTTGATGCAAGTTGGATGTCCAGGTCAATGATGATCGTGTATGGCGCGGTAGGAATAGCCTTGATATACAACCGCAGCGCATCAGATCCAGCCGCAGATCCCCCATCGTATAGAACTGATCCAGTTGTCGCCGTTACAGATGCGCCAGAACCATAGGCTGTTCCGTTCGACCAGGGCAGCGTTGGGATGTACTTCTGCCCAGACCAATAAGCGTACGAAGTCCCATTGCAGTGCGCGCTGTAAATCGAATCCGTCAGCACGTATTGGTAATTGGTGTTGCTCCCACCGCACGCCGGAAGCGAGGCGTAGGTGGTGCGCAGCACGCTCCCGCCAGACGCCGCTCCCTGCGCCACCCAGGTATTCGTGGACTCGCACAGGTACCAGCGCGAGCCCGTCGTCGCGTCCGTGTCCATATACGCGTCGCCGACGGTGCAGGCGCCGGGAAGGAAGATGCCGTTGGGAACGCGGAGGGTTTTCGAGCTGAGGTTGACCGTCGAAGGTAGCGACAACGTTACCGCGCCCGTACTCGCCGACGCCGTGATTTCATTGGCCGTTCCGCTGATCGTGGTTGGGAGGGCTGTGCAGGTTTCGGAGGCCCCGGAGGCATCGACGCCCAGCGGGAAGCTTCCCGCGGAACAGTTTGCGCCGTTGGCGGCCAGCGCCGTGGCTGTCGCTGCATTGCCGCTTGTGTTTGCGGCGTTGGCCGGGATGTCGGCCGATGCCAGCGCGCGGAACGTCGGAGTCGCGGCACCGCCAGAGGTTGGCCCGGCGAAAACTTGGTTGGCCGTCTGCGTTGCGAGCGAAAACGCCAGGGTACCACTGGAGGTGATTGGCGAGCCCGTCACGGCGAGGATAGACGGCACGGTTGCCGCCACGCTCGTGACAGTGCCAGAGCCGCCGCCAGAGGCGCAGGCCGCGGGCTCCCAGGTGGTGCCGTCGTACACTAGGCAGTTGCCGTTAGAGGCTCCGCCCGCCGTCAATTGAGACGGCTGGAACATGACTGTTGGAGAAGGTACGGCGGTGGCGCGGATCTGGTAGAGCTTCGTGTCAGCCGCCTCGACCGTCCACACCTCAGACCATGCGGCACCCTTTGCCGGCTGGAACCGCGCGGAGTAGCTGGTGCCCGCCGGTGTGATGGTGCTGTTGGCAAACAGCGTCGCCGCAAAAGTGCCCGCGCTGGTCGTCGTCGTGCAATCCGCGCCCGTGACGCCGATACAGTAGACGGCTTGCCAACCGGTCAGGCTGGTGGTCGAGTAGTAAAGCGGCGAAGCGCTGCCGGGAGCGTTGAGGGTTACCGTCACGCGCCCGGTGAATGAGCCCCCGCCAACCGCGTTGGTGAGCGTGTCGGACAGGCTCACGGTTTGGCCGTAGGCGGCAAGCGCGCCAAGGAAAAGTAGTAGTTTTTTCATGGTGTTTTTTTTCAAAAAAAGACTTGACGCTAGAACGTTAAGCGCTTATAGTTAAAGTATGAACAGCGCACACAACACCAACCGACGGACCAAGACAAATTTCAAGAGTTTCATCAAGAAAAACGCAGCTAACCTGCTCGTGAAAGTAAACGCCGAATTTGACAGCATGTCCGATTGCGTGCGCATCGCTGACGGCGCATGGCGCATGGTCGATCAAAATGCTATTCAGATTGAAACGCCATACACGATGGGAATTGAAGGCGTTTGGCTGGTCGGTGGTGGGCGTGACTGGTTCGAGCACTACGAAACGGCAAACGCGATCGGCATTCGCGGCTTCAACTGCTGCGGCTCTTTTACGGTGGCGGTAGCCAAGCAGCAACACGCCGCCTAACCCCCACCCCAACGCCAGCGGGCGGCATAGCCCGCAGAGGAGATGAGAGATGCGAGTAAGCACTGAAATGATTCCCGCTGAAATCGCCGCTGAATGCGCGGAAATCGGCAAGACGTGGGCCGCGCATGAGTTTGACGTGGCGGCGGATGAGGGCCGTAAGCGGCATAATTGGGGGCGCGGAGACTATTGCGGAAATTACCCCGAAGTGCCAGCTTTCCCGGAAGACGAACAACCGCACTACGAACTCGACCAGATGATTGATGATGCGGCGATCCCGGTTTGGGAAGCGCTGTGGGATGCCAAAGAGGCCACCCGATGACCACACCGAAAAACCCCGCCGCCGTCGCCCTCGGACGGCGCGGCGGGCGCGCGAAAGTCTCCAAGGGCCCCAACGCCGCCAAGACGCCGGAACAGCGCGCGGAGTGGGCTGCAAAAATGGTGGCGGCGCGACGGGCGAAGGCTACCGCAACCGCTCCCACTCTCGGCAAACCGCCCGCCACTGCTTGAGGTCGATCACGCCGATTTTCAGGCGTTCGACATACTCATTCCAGAGCCCGGCGAACCGGTTCATGGCCTGCTCGCTGACGGGTGGCGGTTTGTCCGGTTCAGCGGCGGCCAGAAAAAATAATGCGCGGCGGGTCATTTTGTTGTTGACAGTAATCCAGCGTTGGTTTATAGTTAAAGTATGAACAGCGCACAACAAACCACCCAAGACGCACTCAACGCCGCTTACGCCAAGTGGCAGCGAGCCATTGAAAAATACGCCAACCCGCTAATCACCCCGACCACGGCCAAGCGCTATCTGCGCGCCGCTGAACAAGCCAAGGCCGCGTACTTGGCCGCGAAGTCTGCCCGCTAACCACCCCCAACGCCAGCGGGCGGCGTGAAGCCCGCAGAGGAGACAAAAAATGATCAGGCTTGAATTTTTTCGCTACTACGCCCCGCAAAAAGGCTGGGTTGACACAGGCAAAAGCTATGACAATATCGCCGTTGCAAAATACGCGGCCAACATGGGCCGAACCAACTACCGTATCGTTGAAGACGGCAAGGTGATCTGGTATCAGGACCAGCCCAAGGCCACCCGATGACCACACCCAAAAACCCCGCCGCCGTCGCCCTGCAAGCCCTCCGCAAGACCAAGACCGGAGGGCGCAACGGAGGCCCGCCGCTGCGGTACCCACGTTGCCCCTGCGGGCTTATGACAGCCGCGCGGGCGTTGCAGCGGAACCATAAGTGCCAGCCCGCCGCTTAAGCGCCACTAGCGCCGCCGCAACGTCGCAGATCCACGCCTCATGCGTGGCGTCGGTGAGCCCGGTGCGGACATGTAGCAGCTCGTGGCAGATGATGAGGTCGGGGTCTTTGTGGAGGCCGCGGCGGATCTTAACTGTCCACTGCGTCGCCCGGCAGTCGTCGAAGTCGGCGCGCGCGTCGTCGCCTGGAATTTCGGACGCCGGGACGATCAGGAGGCGCGGGCGCTCGGTGATGCCGAGGATTGCGGCCCATTCGCCGGCTAACAGGTGCCAGGCTTCGCGGGTCATGCCGCAATTGCCTCCAGCCGGAAGTCAGGCGAGTTTTGCCCGTGCCGCGATCCTGGCGTTACGCGCAGCCACCAGCCGCCCTTTGGCCGTGCCGCGCGCCCGCGCTCCACGTGCCATCCGCCGTCGCCGTCCTCGTCTTTGTAGCAGGAGCCGCGCAGCATGAGCTGGTGGCGCCGCTCACAGGTGCCCTTGGCGGATACGCCGACGATGATATTCTCGTCCATGTTGCGCCGGTGGATGTGCCCGGCATAGTAGACATCAGCCGAGTACATCCCGCGCGTCCGGTTCCAGTCGATAAAGCCGCGCGTGACTTCGCCGCCCCCGCCACTGCCGTGGTGGAAATGGAGTAGAATCGTGCGGATTGTGTTTCCGTACTGGCAATTGATGCGGACGAATCCGGTGTAGCCGAGCTTCTGGACCGGGCTCCCAGCTTGCCGTAGGCGGTCTACAAGGCGCTCTACCAAGTCAGTCTGGTGGTGGTTTTGGATGCTGGTTTCGTGGTTGCCGTAGCCGATGGCGGCGATGGTCGCGGCATACGGCAAATATAGGCCAGCGTGGAAGCGTACCAGCTCGTCCAGGTAGTTCGCCCCGCGCAACTCCTCGCGCAACTGGCTCGGGTCCGCGCGCTTGTCCCAACGGCCCTGCATGGCACAGAAGGTGTCGCCAAACTTCAGAACTGGTGCGCCGCGCTCGACGGCTTCCGCCATGTGCCGGCGGATGAGGTCGAGGTCGGAGTGCTGGTTGTCGGCGTGCTCGTCGGATTGCAGGAGCACCCAGCGCTCATCATTGACCGAGGCGAACTTTTCCAGGCGGAGGGTTGCCACCATGTCGGAATCGCGCGTGATCGACCATTTCTGAGTCATTTGCCCCCGTGATTCGCCAGCCAGGTGAAGATCGACGCCACTAGCGCGGCTGGTATCGACGCGATAAGCGCGACAAACTTCCACGCCCCGCGCTGTTCGGCCCGGTCGTTTTCGAGCGATGAGAGGCGGTCTTCGGACTTGCCGAGCCGCCCGTTAACCCGCGCCAGGTGGTCTAAAATGTGCTTGATGTCCGAGGTCTGGACAGCTTGGGACGTGGTGAGAGCACTCACGTCCTCGCGCATATTATCGAGGGTCCCCGCAATACGTTCGAGTTGTTCCAATTCATTCTCCGGCATTGGAGTTTTCACTTCTCGGGCGGTGGTGCCTCGGGCTTGATCGGTGACTGTTTGAGGTACCCAGCAACGGCCACAGCGGCCCCAATGGCGGCCTTGGCGGCAAGTTGCTTGGGGTGAGTGGTGCCGTCGAACATGAGCGCGTCAGATGCTGCCGTAGCGGCCCCACCGAGCGCGGCGGCGAGAATGGCTTTCCATGCGGTACGCATCGCTTATGCCTTCTCGATCAGTTTTTCGATAGCCTTTGCGGCGCCGGGGATGTTCAGGATTGCCGATCGCCAATCGGTCGCCAGATCGGCCGCGATGCGCTTAAACTCCTCGACACTGCCGCCGCCGAACATCTGCGCCAGCATGGCCAGGTTGTGCCAATCACCACCGGCGAAAGCGACGAGGTTGTATTTCTCGCCCGGTTCCAGCGCCAGTTCTTCGACGGGCACGTAGTCCGCCGCTTCCGAGGCCGCCATTCCGTTTGCGTGCAACTTGCCCACCGGGAAGCCGAGCGCGCGGAGTTTGGCGACGAACTTCTCAGCGGCTTCGACGGTCATGTTGTGCGCACTGTTGGTTGCCTTGTAGGTCATAGTTTTTGCTCCGGTTTCTTGATGTCCAGCGGCCCGTATTCGCGGGCGAGTTCTTTTATTTCCTGTTTTGCGGGTTGGTCCAGCGGGAGGAAGTACGGCCCGCCGATCTTGTCGCCGTTGTCGGTGGTGGCCACTACGGCAGCGGTGCGGAGTTTCACTCCTCCACCGCCCGGTACACCTTGACGGTCACCGCCTTGTAGTCCACGCCGTCGAATTGGACGAGCGCAATCAGCCGGCCCCAAGCGTCACGAATGAGATCGGCGAATTTCTGCACGCCATCGACTGTCACGCGCACGGCGTCGCCTTCGCGGATATGAACGAGGACCTGCGTCACCTTGCCCACCGGCCACGGGAAGTCCGGCGCCTGCGCGCGGAGCCGGTCGAAGTCGATGCAGGACACCTGGACGAGATCGACGTTCGGCGTGGGGTTGCGGTCGTCCTTGCCGCAGATCGACTCGCCCCGCAGCGCCACGACAGCCAGCAGAATAGCCGGGATCAGCTTTGCGGAGATCACTTTTTCGACTCCGGTTTCGGCGGTTCCGGCAGCGTCAGAAACGTGCCGTCCTGTTGCAACCGGCAGCGATCCTTGGGGATGCTGCGGTCGGCGCAAGCCTCGGTGAGGATGACGTCGATTTGCTTGTTGAGTTCGGCGACTTTGGCGGAAAGCTCCGACAGCGCCATACGTTCGGCGGTCTTCAGGGGGGCGGGGGGTTTCGGCGCTTCGGCCGCCCCGGCCATGCCCATGGCCAGGAGTGCGAGTAGGGTACGCATAAATTGAGAATACCAAGGAGTCTGGCGGCGCATAACGCCGCCGTTACTGTTTCCGCGCGTGGCGGATCAGATAGCAGGGTGTTTTCGCACACCCCGCGAAGCACCCGCGCGGGAGAGGGCACGCGGGGAGGGCGTAGAATTAAAGCATGACCGTCAAGGAACTCATCGAAAGATTACAGGCGATGCCGCCCGATGCCCCGGTGTTTGTCGCGCAAGGTGAATACCCTGACGAGGAAGCTGTTGAAATAGTGTTACTCGGCGGTGAGACAGTGGCGATCTATTAGCAGGTGCCGCCGGTCAGGATGCCGCCGCTGAAGATCAGCGTGCAGGTGCCGGTACCGGCGGAGTCGCGCACGGTCTTTGTCGACGTGATGCCCGCGGAACCGGACGGGGTGGTGATGGTCCCGGAGATGTTGACGTTCGTGGTAGCAACGGTGGACCAGCGGAAGGATGTATTCCCAAGCGCGTAAAAGTTGTTGGTCGTTGGGACGAGCGTGCCGGATAGCGATGTGCCGGAACTCAATGCGATATCCCCGTCAATATCGACATGAAAGGTCGAGACCTTGCCCCACCGGTACGTGTTGGACCCGCTTACGTATGCGCCAGTCGTAGTGGGGAGCACGTCGCCAGTGATGCTGCCTCCCAGGGTCACAGTGCCAGACGCATTCAGATCGATGGCGTAGATCGTGCTGGGGCGAAAGCTGGGATGGCCGAAGGTGTAGGCGTTATTTGAATCTGGAACGAGATTACCGCCGGCTGATATATCCCAGCGGACGACGTTGTTAGTCTTGAAATACACGGGGAAGTTGTCGGAAGTCCCAAGTATCGCGGCCGTTCCGAATGAATTTCCGGATTGAACGTAGCAGGTTGGGCACGCGGCCGCAGCTTGCCATGAACCAGCGCCGCCCGTGGATGTCGCGGTCCAGACATAGCCTACGGTCGTGGTATCGGTAAGGATGAAGCCAGAGGCAGAGAAGTAGCCAGCCCCATACGAATAGCCAGAGTCGCCGATTGAGCCAGTTCCGCCGAATAGCGGCTTCATTGTGCCCGCCATCGTCCCGCTGTTGAAGCTGAACGTAGCCGAGCCAGTGGCGGCGATGCTTCCGAGGATCGTCACCGCTTGATTCTTGATCGTGATAGCGTCCTGATACGTTCCCGAGCCAGTTGCTGTTTGGATGGCAAATTTCTCATCTGTGAATGCTGCCGACTCGTACCCAGAGCACACCCGCGCGGCTCCATAGATAGTGCTGGTGACGGTATCGGTAGAGGCAAGCACAAGGCACGCCGGATCATAAAACCCGCTGTTGTTGGTCTGCGATAAGGTGAGCTGGTTCTGGACGCTAGCGATAGCCACCGTTTGCGGATTGACGAAGGTCTGATTGATGTTGAGCCCGGCGAGCGTATGATCTCCGTCCTGCACTGTGAGCACGCGCGTCGTTCCGGTAGTCAGCCCGTCCACCTCAAACCGCACGATCTTGCTGGCGTCACTGGAGCCCTTTGCGATGCCGGTAGTATCGACGACAGGCAGCGATGAGCCGCCGCTGGCGGCCTGCCAGGAGCCGGCCCCGCCCGTACTCGTGGCCGTCCAGACGTGCCCAACCGTGGCCGCCCCCGTGTTGATCGTAAGCCCAACGGTGGAAAGTGTTCCGCTATAGTCACCATCGACACTGTAGACATTCGACCAGCGCTTTGAGGAGTCGCCAAATTGCGCTCCGCCGTTTACTTTAGGCTCAATAATCGATGTGGCGGTTATGGAACCGACGAACAACTCGTTCCACTCATTGCCAGTTGCGCCTATATCGCGCGTGCCAGATGGGACCACGTTTCCGGCTATTGTCACTTGTCCGCTGGAATTGATTTGCAGGTAGGAGACGTTGTTGGTTTCGAGGGATAGCGTTTGCGCGTCATTCGTGCCAATCGTCAGCATCGCTCCGGTGGTGTTTCCACCGTTGACGATACAAGTCGAACACGGCGCGGGGGCGGCCCATGAAGCATTTCCGCTTGCGTCTGAAGTCAGGATGTAGTTATTTGTTGCCCCCGTGCGAATGGTAATGGTGTTGGTGTCTAAAATACTTCCAAACACGTACGACCAGCGGTTTGACAGGTTCCCAATGGTTGGAAGTGTTCCGTCGTCCACAGCGTCACCGCCCGCAATGGTGCGGCCAGCTGGCAGCCAGTTGGCGTATACAAACGTGTCATTCGAAGGCAACGACGATAGCGCCCGATAGCCGCGAATCCAACGAGAGCCAGAGTTATCAAGGATGTTAATGGACGATGTGCCAGTGGTGGCGTTGGCCGATAGATACCAAAAGCCAGTAGCGCCGCCTGTGTCGGCAAGTTGCAGCTTTCGCGTCTGCATGTAATCGCCGGTACCGCCAGCCAGCGCCGTGTCCACGATTTTGCTATACACCCCACGCACGCGAAGAGGCGTTGTTAGGTCGCCAATGTTGTAGGTGTCCGTAGCCATCGGCACATACATGCCCGCCGCCGTCCACTGCCACCGCGCCGCGGAGTCGGTGTAGATCGTGACAGGATGCAACGAGAACGCCCCCAGCCCAACGCCGCTGGATAGACCGGCCCCTAAGCGCCCCGTGATGGTGCCGGAAAGGGAGTACAAGGAACCGTAGGAAATGAAATTTTTGTCTTTATCGAACGACGCGGCAATCGTCTGCCCGCTGTTGTTTTTAGATATCAACACATCGAAGCGCGGATAACGGTTGGCCGCGGTCGAATCCTCCCAGAGCACCTGCCAGCCGCCGGCAATAATGCCGGTTCCAGCGTCATCCTCCAGTGTCACGGCTTGCTGCACGCCGAAGCCGGTTGCGGTGGTGCCGGTCGAATGGCGCTCAATTGATCCCACCGACGCGGTGTTATTGGTGCCAGAATCTTTGAGGTACGTGCTGGACTGCACCCCGTCGCGGATCGTGCCCGACGTGCTAACACGCGTGGACGGAGCGCCTACTACCGCCGCCATGGTGGCCGTTGTGCCGCTTCCCCCGTTGAATCCCGTCGTGCAGGCCGTGCCGAGATCAACGCCCACGAACGTGATGTTCGTTCCCGCCGCCGCGTCTACAGCCGTGCCGCTGGTCGCGCAGGTAATCTCTCCCCCGTTGATCGCCACGCGGTCAGTGGATGCCCCGCTGATGGAGACGGCGGTGGAATAGTTGCGAATTTTGTTGCTGGTGACATTGGCGCCAATGGCGTTTGCCAGCTTGACTCCCTGTGTGCCCGCTTCGCCCGCGCCGTAAAACTCGTTATCACTGATTTGCGCTCCCGTGCTAGAGCCGTCCAGGTCGAGGTGTAGGCTGTATTTATGCGCTCGAAACGTGTTGCCTGAAATCTTGATATCCGGGCCCGCGTGGTCTGCGTAGATGCCCGTGTGGTCGTAGGTGACGCCCGACAGGTTCGCCATCCGATTGTCGAGTATGTCGAACTGGGCAAAGCGCGGCCCGGTCAGCTTGATGGCGGTGTATGCTTCGGCGTTGAAAAAGTTGCTAAATGAATTGTTGTGGATCTGCGCGCCAGCAAATGGCACCTTGCTATCGAACCAAACGCCCGTGCGGTTCTGATTGTCGAAATTGTTCCCGTAGAAGTGGAATTGACCGGTCGATTGTCCCACCTTTGCGCCGGTCAGCGTGCCAAGGTTATCGGCAAGGGTGACATGGGTTGCGTCGGTATACGCTGCAATTGTCGTGAGATTGCCGTCCACGTAGACAGCCAATCCGACTTGTATCGGCCAGAAGCGGCCCGTGGTGGCGGTGGCGGCTGTGCCGGATACATTAACAGTGGCAAAAGCCAGATCGGCATAGAAGCTGTCCCGGCAACCAAGAAAGTAATTATTGGCAAATGTTGCCGCGCCTGGCGAGTGAAAAAACACGCCTTTAGAGTCGGTATCTGACGTGCAGACGAAGTTGTTTTCAAGCGCCGTCAATCCGCCTTGATCGGAGTTGATTTCGTTGGCCACCTCAAACCCAACGCGCGTAGAGTAGAACCGATTGCCGATCACATACAATTCCGTCGCGGTCCGGTGGTTGATGCCTACCGCGTGATTTTGCAAGAAATTGTCAATAAAGCGGTCGGACCCACCGTTACTTACCAGCGCTTGCGCATAGATTCCCGTGGTGGTGGTGTCACCCACAATCGACATCCGTATCACGTCGAGCGTGTTGTTCGAGTTTTTGCAGATGCCTTGCTGGTTTGGCGTGGTTAGGTAGATTGCCGATCCGGTTCCCTGCCCCAAGAACGTCACGTTTTTGCCGTTAGTGCAGGCGCGCGTCTTCCACGACGGGTTACCGATGGGATACGAGAGCGTCACCGAGCTAGACGCCGCGTTGATTGCTTCCTGTGCACCGACGCTGCCGCTGGCAATGGTCGTGGTGCCCGTGTGGCTGTTGGCCGTCGTGACTTCGATAGTGCAAGACGTTTGCCCGGTGCCGTCACAGGTGCCAGTGCCGGTCGATGTCACCGCCTCAGACGAGCCCGGCGTGCCAACGAGCCAATACTGGCTTGCAGTATCGGTCGCGATGACGCCCAGCGGTCCAGGGGTCAGTGTAATGGTGCGGGTACCAGCCGCGCCCGGAGCGGTGATGGTTTGAGACCAATCGTAGTCGCCAGGATTGACGTTACCGCCAGCTCCGCACGTGCTCCAACCCCACTGGCCAGCGCCGTCGGTCGAGAGGCATTGGTTGGCGGTGCCGTCGGCGGTGGGAAGCGTCCAGACGGTATTTGCCGCCACGGATTGCGGCGCCTTGATGCCGACGTAGTTTGTCCCGTTCGTGCGCCGCTCCTGCATCCGCAGTTCGCCCGTAGCGCTTCCGGCGCTTTGGGTGATGGTAAGAGGCGTCTGTGACTGCCCGAACGCCGCCAGGGCGGCCAGGGCGCAAAGGATGATGGGTTTATTCATAGAGAACCGAATAGGGCGCGCATACCGCCCACCACTTGCCGTCGGCACGCCCGCGGAACTGGAAGCACGTCACCGAGCCATTTTTTCCAGGGAGCGTAGAGCCGAAATTTGTATTGAAATCGGAATCGAAGCTGATCGTGTACGGCCCAGCTCCCTGCGTCACGTAGACCGTCAGCAGGTCGGCCGCCGTGGGCGTATACGGGCTAGCGATGGTGGTATTGGCCGTCAGCGTAATTTCGATGGGCGTTGAACTGCCGCCAGTGCCGGTCGAGCCGCCGGCCACAAACGAGCCGGTGGCACCGCCGCCAGACGAGCCGCCCGCAATGGCCCTCCAGAACTCGACCGCGCCGCCCAGCCGGTTTGTGCTGATGGCTTTGACGGTGAACTGCAACCACTGCCCATAGACATCGCGAAGGGAAACTTCGCGGATCAAATATGTGCCGCTGGAGACGTTGAAGTAGCTATTAGCGATGGTCTGAAGTTGCCCAGGCCGCAGCGTGTGGCACGTCGCCTCTACTTGCTGGTCGGTTTCGTAGGTGATCTCGACGGCGTTGTTCTTGCGCGCGGAAACCAGCGTCAGGGCTTCCACGCTGGCCTGTTGCTGCCCGATGCCTGGACGGTCAAACGGTAGCGCGTAGATGCCGCTATTGCCTTCGAGCGTGGCGGTGGCGGAGATGTCTGCGCTATCCTCTTCGGCAATCGTGTTTGCGCCGAACTTGCGGTATACCACGCGGAGCGTATCGGCCGCGGTGAGCACGGTTTCGTCGGCATCCTGCCGAATGTAGACCTTGCCGATTTCGTAGTAGTACGCCCGGTCGGAGTCGGTGAGCCACTGGGCGAACTCTTTGTCCTCGTCGTTCACCTGGATGCGCACAATTTGCCCGACAGGGTTGGCGAGGGACCATTTGACGGTGGAGCCGTCGCCCGTGAAGGATTCGTCCTCGTAGCCTATTTGCTCGATGTCCACGTTGACGAGCGCGGAGTTGCATTTGTCCTCGCGCGTCGTGCGCACGCGAATGTTTCGATAGTTGCCGCTGGTGTTGTTGATCGAAAACGGCGCCGTTGCATACGTGCGCGGCTTGAAAAATAGATCGCGCTCCTCGTCAATCCACCACACGTAGTTTGAGGCGTCGGCCAGGGCGGCGATAGCTTCAGAGACGGACGTTCCGGCGTCAAAAATGACGGTATCCACCACGGCGCCGCTGTCGATGTTGGCGGTGCCGATCGGCTCGGATGTGGCCGCGTCGGTGAGTAGAGCGGATACGATCAGCCCGGCCCGGTTGCTGATGAGAATTTGGTCAAGCGTGCCAGCGTCGGTGATGTTGACGGCGGCGCCACCGCTGGTGAGGGAGAGCTGCAGCGCCGCGCCGCTGGCCGATATCACGAAGTATTCGACGGTGGCCGAGAGCCCGCCCGGTATCGCGCCATTGGCGTGGGCCTTGACGCGCACTTTGTCGCCGTTGCTGAGGCTATGCGCCACCGTGCAGGTCAGCGTGTCCGTGCCCGCGTTGGCGGTGTACTCAAAGTTTCGCTCATAAATCAGCGGGCGGCCGGTGCTGGTGTTGTAGCAGAAGCGGCGGTCAAGGTACTGTTCCCACGAAACGGCGCGGATGGCATAATAGCGCCCGGTCGGGTTGGCTTCCGTGATCGAAAATTCGTCTACTTCGTCCACTGAGCCAGCCCATAGTTTCGTCGCTCCCTCGAATAGTTCGAGGTCTTTGCCGACGACCGGGCGATAGCTGCCGTTTTCGCTGATAACCGTCACGCTTAACCCGGCGCGGGAGCCGAGCGAGTAGGACATATCTAGCGTGCCTTGTTTCGCGGAGACGGTGGTTCCGTCGATTTTTACGATGGGGGTTGGCAAGGTTTAGCCGCGTGGGATGACGCCGTACTGCTTCAGGGTTCGAGTGATTTCTTCGAGCGCGGCTTTCGGATCGCCGCCGTTGAGGTTGATGACGACCGACGCGCCGCCGCCCGCCACCGCACCACGGCCAAGTAGGTCGTAGATGCCGAGGTTGGTCTTCCACATGTCGTCCAATTTGGCCATCAGGTGACCTTCGCGCAGCCATTCATCGGCGCGGAGGTTGGCGAGGTCGTTGGCGGTCTGGAGCGTGTGCTTTGCGATGATATCGAGCGTTTTATTCATGCCCATCATCTGCAGGTTTCCGATGACGCCGGAGATAGCCGAGATGACCGATCCCACCGCGCCGACGACGGCGGTCAAGCTACCGCTGGCGGCAGACGCCGCGCCACCGATGCCACCAGCAGCACCGCCAATTCCGCCCGCCGCAGAACCAGCCGCGCTCGCCACGCTCCCGCCTGCGCTTCCGGCCGCTCCACCGGCCCCGCCGAACACCTTGCCCATCAGCCCGCCAACGTCAAATAGCTTATCCGTCAGCTTTTTCAGCGCGCCTTCAATGAGTAGCCGCGTGATGGACTGCGCGGCCTGCTTTGCCACGTTGGTCAGCATGTCGCCCAGCTTGCCGCCCTTGAAGATGATGTCGGTGATGCCGCGCGATAGGTCAGTGACGACGGTTGAGACTTGCTGGTAGGCCGCTTTGCCTACCTTGCCCAGCTCCTTCATTTTTTGCTTTTGGGCTTCGAGTTGCTCCCGCGTCATCATGCCAGTCGGCCCGATATTCGGGAAGGCTTTACCCATGCCGGGGAAATCCGAAGAGCGGCCCACGTTGCCCGGATCGGTTGGAAGGCCAGGGAACCCAACCGGGCGACCGATGGCCTGCACTGCAGCCGTCGAATTTGCCAGCTTGTCGAGTTCTTGCCGATACAGCATCGTGGCGAGCGCCATTTGCTCCATCGGGTCTTTGTGAGTCTCTAGCGTCTTCCCGAGCAAGGTGCCCGCGATGGAATACTCATACATCACGTCCTTTGCCTTACTAACAGCGGCCTTGACGCGCTCAAGAGACTCGACGTAAACCAGTGAGTTTTTGGACAGTTGCCCGTTTTGGTCGAGCATCACCGTATTGACTTTGATTAGATTCGACGCCGCTTCCGCTGTCTTCTTGTGGGCATCGGCCACGCCAGCCAACTTTGGAATCAAATCTCCTGCCGCGCCGTTAAAGTTCTTCATGTCGGCGGCCAGCTTGATGTTTTGCGCGCCCTGCTCTATGGTCCGCTGGTTGAGGTTGGCAATCGCGGAATCCATTTCCTTCGACCGTCCGGTGGCTGCGGCCGTGGCGGTATTGATGGCATCCAGCGCCGCCTTAAACAACCCAAAGCCCGGGAGCATGGTCGCGTCAGACAGAACGCGGATGGCGTCGTATGCTCGCTTGATATTGCCAGACAGGTCCGGGAACTTCCCTGACAGGTCAACAATTACGGCGCGGAAGAACTCCACGTTCTTTTTTGCGTCAGAACACGCCCCGGTCAGCCGTTCAAACTGATAGCCGGTTTCCTTGAGCTTTTCGTAAATCAGCAGTGTTTCATCTGCCGATTTCAGCCCGAGTGCCAGCGTCCCAAGCGCAGCGCCAAAGGTCGCGCCCGTAATCCCAGCTTTATTCAAAACGCCAGCAAGAATCGCTGCTTTTTCCGCAAGCGTACCCAGTACAGCCACGACCAGCGGCGCCGCCGTCGCCACGGCGGTAAGCCCGAGCGCCCAATCCTGCGTAGGCTGCGGCAAATCACGGAACGCCGTAGCCAGCGCCTTCGCCTTCTCGATGCCCGGCGTCAGGAAGTCATCGAGCACACGCTGCGCGATTGGGAGGAGTGTCTTCCCAAACTCGGCCGCCGCGTCCTTCGCGGCCATCTGAATGTTCTCCCAGGAGTTCTTGTACGTGTTCCCCGCGCGCTCGCCCTTTGCCAGTTCGTCGGTGATGATCTGGATAAACTTCTGCGACGAAATCCCCATGCGCTCAAACGTCTTTGCCGGATCGCCCAGCGCTTCGGCTCCAAACTTTTCCTTGATAATGGCGGCGAGTTGCGGGATGCGCTCGATGATCGGGTCAAGGTTTTCTTTCGTCACCTTGCCGACGGCGCCCAGTTGGGAAAGCTGGCGGATCACCTCGTTGAAGTCCTCGCGCCCGCCACCGACGACGGCCAGCGCGTTGCCGAGTTCGGCCATGATCCGGCGCGATTGATCGGCGGAATTGCCAAGGATTTGAAGGCGAACGGTGCCCTTGACAGCTTCCTCCAGCCCGAGGCCCGGCAGCTTCGCCACTTCACGCAGCTTCGCCATTTCGGCCGCCGTGGCTTCGCTAGTTTTCATCACGGCCTTCAAACCCATGGTGAGCGATTCCATATCGGAACCGGCCTTGATGGCGGCGGCGCCGGCGGCGATCAGCGGCGCGGAAAAGCCAATGGATAGCGCGGTGCCCGCCGCTGTGACGTCGGACGCAAACCGCTTCACTTTGTTTAGTGAGCGGTCCACCTTCTTGTCGAAATCGTCGGTGCTCGCGCCAATGCGCACAATGAGATTTGAGAGAATTGGCATGATTTACCGGCGTCGCGTGGGAGTAGAAGGGGTTTGCTGGGACTTCGCGGCCTTGTCCATCTCCGCGTTTTTGATGCGCAGGTAGGCGGCCCATTCGGTCATCTCAGAGGAGGACATCCGCGTGCTGAGTTCGCACACGGGCATATGGAGGAGTTCGGCGAGCGCGAAGAGGCTTAGGCGCTCGCCGGTGAGTTTTTTTCAAGCTCTTCGGCGGATTCCTTGAGGATGCCGGAGAGCTTGAGGATCTTTTCGCCGATCAGCTCGACGGCCGCGGCTGATTTCGTAACGAGCATGTCCACGTGGGCACGCTCGAAGATTGGATTGTCGTTCTCAGGGTCAAGCGTACACGCGATGACCGCGCGCACGGTCGCCACGCGGGTCTGCCCTTGGGCATCCTTCACGAAGTCCACGCGTTCGCCCGCGTTGAACTCGCGCACGCGGACCGTCTCGCCCCATTGGGGAACGAACAGGTCTTCAGTCTTCAATTTGGCCGCTACTACGCGGTCCAGGATCTTGCTCATTGGGCTCCTTTGCCGTGATCGTGATAGTTCCGGGAAGGTTCAGCACCCACCCGTTCTTGAAGTCGATTTCCGCGCCGTCGCGCTCAACGCGGTTGATTTCGGACGCGGGCACGACGAGCGCCCGCGCCTGTTTGTCGTAGTGCATTACGTGGTTGAAAAGTCCACTTCGCCGTGAAGCGCGAAAGAGACGTTTTCCTTGATGAGTTCGTTTTCGCCCGACGTGATTCCAGCGCTCGACATATGCCCGGCCGCCATGAAGCGATCATTTCCGGCGAGGTTCGTGTAGAGGTAGAGCACGTAGTAGCTGCCGAGGTTCGTATTGGCGAAGTAGGCGTTATTGTAGAAGCGCTGGAATGAAATCGTGCCGGATTTCATGACCAACGTGCGCTCTTTCCACGTGTCCCCGAACGTCTGCGACTCCTCGGTGATGACCTCGGAATCATAGGACCACTCAAACGCCTGCGCGGCCTGCGCCAGCGTCAGGTATTCGGCGGTGATCGTGATGGTTCCGCCCGCCGTGTACCCGTTCGTGAGCGTGATCTTCCCCGATGCCCAGCCAATTTGATAGTTGGACTTCGGCACGGTCGAGACGCCATCGAGCACGGTCACGGCCGCGTTGGGATTGATGGCACGCTTCGCCGTGTCCGTGATCTGGTAGACGCCGCCACCGAGGGAGGTTACTGCCTCCCCCGTCATGGCGGTGCCCGATCCGGTGGCGATGTAGATGTCGGCTGCGTTTCCTGCGAGTACGGCCATGATGGCTCCTTAGGTGTAGGACAGCGCGCCGGTGCCGGTGAAGGTGTAGGAGGCGGTGATGATGCCGTTTTCCGGCGCGGAGAATGACGCCTGAACAAAGGCGTTCCCGCTGTAGTAATTCGTGCCGTCCACGTAGAAGCGGATCGCCACGGTGGAACCGGCGAGGAAGGCGGTCTTCAACGCAACATGGCCGTTGGTATCGGCGGTGTCGAGACGGCCGGAACCGCTGCCGCTCCATTCCTTGATGGTCGAGGTGCGTTCCTTCCAGGTGTCGCCGAAGGCTTGCGTCTCTTCAAGTCCGGTCTGAACGTCGAGAGACCAATTGTCCATCTCGCCAATTGTGTTCGTGCTGATCTTGAGCGCGGCAGCATTGCCTACCATTACAGCCATAGGGGCTCCTTTCGCCTTACGGCGATAGCTAAAAGTGGGTGGCGGAACATCTCACGACGTGCCGCCGGCACCCGCGCCTAAATGGCGTGGATGATGTCAAATTCAAGGACCACAGAGTAGAGTTTTGCGCTCGTCTCCAGGTCGTGCTCAAACTCATTGCGCCGCCCGTTGAGGTGGGTGCTGTGAACCGTCAGTGAGCCGGCCGCCGTGGTGATTTCGGCGGCGTGGTTGATGACGTTGGTGTAGACCAGATCGGCCAGGTCTTCGGCGGCCTTCGGGTTGCCTTGCGCCATGCAATACAGCGCCACCGGGCGCCGTGTGGCCGTTGGCGCGGTGCTGCCGATGGAGTGGAACGGCGCGGAGTCGATGACCTCGATGACGATGGCCGGGTAGTCCACCACGCGGCCCTGATCGGCGTGCATGTCGTACACCCGCGTACCGGTCAGGTTAGTGATGGCGGAAACGGTCTGGAGGTACTTATAGAGCGCCTGGTAGATTCTCATGCAGCCCGCCCAAGCGCGTCAAATGCGGCCTTAACGCGCGCTTCTAGGAGCCGCTTCACGTTGTTTCGCTGTGCACGGATGGCGTCACGGAAGAACGGAATCGGCCGGCTGCCAGGATGCTGCGTTTTCTTGGCGAAGCGTTTGAACAGGTTGCCGAACATGAGGAACTTTTTATCCTTTGGCGCTACCGTGTGCGCCTTCGTTCCGAACTCAACCAGATGCGCGTGCGGTGCCGCCTGCTTGAGCGTGTAGGCGTAGGCTTGCAGGAAGTTCTTGAATTGCCGCCCAGCAGCCGCCGCAAGCGATCTTTTCAGCCCGCCCGGTGCGATGGCCCGGCCCCGGTAATTCGTCGCGTAGGGTGCCACTGGCGCGCGAGCTTTGGCCGCGTCGCTGATGAGGTTCGCCCCGTCGAGGAGCGCAGCGCGCACTTCGGCCCCTTGCGCGGTTTTCTTGAGCTTTTCCAGTTGCCCGGCGAGTTCCGTGAGCCCTTCGATTTTGATGTTCAAATCGTGACCTCAGAGCATTGCAGCGCGAGCATTTCGTTGCGCTCGTCCGGGTTGGCGATGGCGCGGATGTTGAAGTAGCGGGCTGCGTTCGAGTTCTTTGGGTCGGTGAATTTCACCCGCATATCGGGCGTGTACCCGGCCTTGTAGCGGACGGTGATGGAGTGCGAGAGGTCGGAAATCGTCTGCTTCGCCTGGAAGAACTCGCGCCCGCCGCTGGTTTCGATTGAGCCCCAGCACTCGGAAAATGTCGCCCATGTTTCCGTGCGGTCGCCGTTGACATCGACGGATAGGCTTTTCTGTTCGATCAGGAGCCAGTGGCGGAGGGTGCCGGCGCGCATTACCAAATCCTCCAATTAGCCAGCAGCGCCCGGCTGCCGAGTTCCAGCGCCTTGCTTTCAACGCTGGCCGAGTTGCCGAGGACGACATCTTCACGGTGCTCGTAGAGGTGCGCGGCGATGAGGAGGATTGCCGCCTGGATCTCGTATGGCGCATCCGCTGCCGTGGTCCACCCGCAAACGAACTGAATTTCGATAGGGTCGAGGACGCGCAGGGTTGTAGATGGCCAGGATTGGTTGTAGGACAGCGCCAGGACGCCTGGATCGCGGGCGGTGGATACTTCCCAGTAGTCAGCGGAAAACGTCGTCTGCGTGCCCGCCGTGTCGGTGTATTTCACGTGGGTGACGCTTTGAAGTTGGCCGAACGGCAGGGTAAGCCGGTCAGTGTAGGGGAAGCCGTCGAGGAACCACTTCCACGTCTGCGTCACTAGCTTGCGCCCGGTGATCGTTTCCACGTACGCCTGCGCCGCCCGCACGTAGGGTTGGTACTGCTCGGCTGGTTGCCCGGCCGCGCGCGCGTGCGCCTCCATCTGCGCATCGGTAATGGCAAATTCGGTTGGCGCGGTGACGAGTTGGTAGGCGTGGGAGGTCATAAAAAGAAGCAGCTAGCGGCGGCAAGGGATCAGCCACTTGACGGGGTGCCACTGGTTGTCGCCTTCCAGGTAGCTGCGAATGGCTCGAACAAAGGCGGGGCGGAGGAGCCGCCCCGGTCAGGAGAGAGGAGCGGACTAGTCGATCACGGAGTTGGTCGTGGAGTAGCCGAATTTGGGGTTGTTTAGCACGATCAGAATGCCGCCCAGAACGGGGGAATCGACAACTTCCACCATCTTGAGGCGCACGTACTTGTACCCGGCGCTGGCGAGTTCCTGCTCGTCCACTTCGACCACGTACACCTGCGAACTGCCCGCCGTGGTGGCGAAGCCAGCCGTAGTGGCAGCCGTCATGGCGCCGTTCGTGTCATTGGACGTGATGGCGCGGTAGTAGAACGGAACCGCCGTTGTGTTGGACGGGGTCACGTCGTCGCAGGCTTCGACGGTAACGGTCGAGGTGCCCGTTGCGCCCACGCCCTTGTAGATGATAAAGGTGGCGGACTGGTGCCCGGTGATGTCCACGATATCCGAGCCGGTCGTGCCGGCGAACGCATCGGCCACCGGGTCCAGGCCCTTGACCACATGCTTCGTAGCGAGAGATTCGTAACGCATAGTGAGTTTTCCTTGTGGTTTTGTAGGCGAGGGCGGTAGTTAGCCGCCCTCCGGTGGATTAGGCGCGAACGGCGGTGGTGACGAACGGCGACACCGTGTTACTGCCCTTGAATTGCGTGATGGGCTTTTTGATCGACGGCATTCCGTTGATGTCGTAAGACCACTTGAACGCCATTTCGTCGTAAATGAAACGGACGTGCATGGACGTAGCGGAGCGAAGGCCGGAGCCCTGCGTGATGACGACGTACTGGCTGAAGTCGGCCAGAACCATGTCGCCAGCGGTGCCGAGGGTTTCGGCCTGCTCCACGATCACGACCGGATAGCCGAACAACGTACCGAAGTACGGCGAGCCGGCGGCGTTGCCGTTGGGAAGGAACACGGGCATCTGCCCGACGGTCATGAGCGGCAACTGGCCGACAACATCGCGGTTCAGGAACCACGCCGGATTCGAGCCGGGGACCGTCCGCAGACGGGACAGCATGGCGGTGGCGTTTTCAATGACGAAGGTGGCGGCGGTCTGCGCGGCCTTCTTCGCCACGCTCACCAGCAACGCCGTTCCTTCATGGGCGGCGGTGCTGAAGCCGAGGCACTGGCCGACGCCGGTACCGCGCCAAATTTCGTTATCGACCGTGAACGCGAACTCCGAGGAAAACGAGTCTTCCAGGATGGAGGCGTAAGCCGGACCATTGCGCAATTGGCGTTCGGAGGCGTAGGCAAGGCCCTTGAGCGTTTCGAGCTTCAATTCCGACCGGTTGATAGTCGGCTTGGTGGACGTCGGCGCATCGGTTTCCGAGGTGCGATAAACCCGGATGCCGCCCCAGCGGGAGCCGGTCGCGCGGCTGGTTTCGTCAATGAACGGCAGTTCGACGCTATCGCTGCCTTCGCCAATCGGAATCTCTTTGCAGAACGGCAGAATCTTCGCGGATTCGCGGGCCTTCGCCAGCAACGCCGTCGAGAACTCCGTACCGATCAAAAAACCGCCGTCGGCCGGAACCGTAGCCGAGCCACCGGAAGCGGCAAGGTTCTGCTCAAACAGGCGCTTGTCCACCTGCCCGCCACGTCCATGGAAGGCGCCGGCAGGAGACTGCGCATAGGCGATGGCGGAAAGCTGCTCGCCGAAGTTGGCAAACGGCCGCTTCGCTTCGTTGTCGCTGGTCACCCGGCCCGATTCGCGCGTCGCGTTGGCCTTCGCCTTCGCTTCCAGCGCCTCGACCGCGGCCAGTTCCTGCTTGGCGGTGTTCAGTTCGGCTTCCTTGGTGTCCACCGCGGCGAGGTGCGCGACGACATCGGCCGCGGCGTCGGACGCCTTCAGCAGCGCTTCATATTCGGCCGTGGTTGCGGCCAGCTTCTCAATGAGTAGCTTCTTTTTCATGGTTGCCCCTTTGCGCTTGTGGCGCGGGTTGATTGTTGGTTAGCGGCCAAGGACGCGGAAACGGCGTTGCTTGATCTGCAGCGCCAGGCGTGCCTTTTGTTCGCTCTGATCTGCTTCGCTGGCCGCGCCAGTGGGTGCAGAGAGGTCGGTGAAAAGCTCTGCCGGTACTTCGATTTGGCAGTCACTCAGAAATTGGGCGGACGGGTCGGCCCCGCGCGAGACAAGCGAGACGTGGAACGGCTGCCACTTAATAGCGCGAAGGTGCGGAATGCCAGTTTCGACCGGCTCGGCCTTTACGAGTTCACCGGTGATTCGCGCGCCCATGGAGACGTTGGCCAGCACGCCGCTTTTGATGTCGCCGATCAGCCCGGCCATCTCCTGTCGGTCTGAAAAGCGGACGAAGGCCCGACCGGTTCCTTTGATTTCGGCGCGCTCGATCACGCCGAGCGTGTGGTCGATATCTTCGACGTGATCCACAACGAACGGAGCCCGGCCGCTGTTCAAGAGCGAAAGGTCCACCGCGTCCGGTTCCATGGAAAACGAAAGGTGGAACATCTTCCGGCCGTCGGTGCGTAGCACGGGCGTGCCCGCGTAGAACATGATCTCGCGCGGTGCTTTCGCGTCGGCACTTTCGGCGAGGACTTGCCCGCCTAGAATGAATGTCGTTTTCACTGCGCCACCGCCTTCTGTTGTGTCTCCCCGGCCATCGCCACCGGGATCATCGCGCCCTGCACCATGTACACTTCGCCGCCCGGGTAATCGTTCAAGTTTTCAAACTGCCGGATTTCGTTCGCGTTTAGCGCGCCGATGTTGCGGAGCGAGGAGTAGAACGCCGCGCGCGCCGCGCTATCGCCGCGCATCAGCGCGTCAAGATTGAACTCCACGAAATACCGGCTACCTTCGCGTGGCCCCAGGAGCTGCATATTGCAACGGCTTTCGATGCGCTTGCACTCCGGTCCGATGGTGTCGGTCTTCCACTCAATGCCCTGGTGCTCGATGTTGTTGTTGGTCGAGCGGGTCAATTCGCCGATCTTGTGCGGGGGGACACGGTAGCCGCGGGCGATAGCCTCGACTGATAACTTCCGGCCCTCGATGAATTGCATGTCCGTGTGGTTAATGGGAACGGTTTTAATCTCCATTCCCTCTTCCAAAATGCCTAGCTTGCCCGCGTTGCGGACGCCGCCGAACTTGTCCATCATGTAGTCGAGGATTGTGTCTTTGGCCTTTGGCGAAAGCGTGTTGGGATGTGCGATATAGGCGCGCGGGGCGGCGTTGTTGCGGAAATACTGCTCCGCATAGCCCTCCTGGAAGCCGGCAATGGCAATATCTTGCGCCATGTAGGCAATTGGTGACATGCCTTTAAGCCGCTTCACGCCATCGTAGCCACGGCCGGGGATATGCAGGATTTCATCGCGGAGATACGGCGTGACGGTCGGCCCGTCCTTGTAGAGATAGACGAGGATGCCGGTTTGCTTATCGCGCTGCACGTCCATCTTCGACGGGTCAAGCGGGTACAGCCCGGAAACGTCGTTGCGGCCGTCGGTCTGAATACGGGCGTAGAAATTGCCGTCAATGCAGAGGTCTTGCTCGCACGTCTGCCAAAACTCAAACGCGCTCATGTCCTCATTGGGCGAGTCGTGGAGGATATGGTATAGAGGGTGGTTGCGGTCGGCTTCGCGCCCGTCTTTCGTGCGCTTGAACACCTGGCAGGGCAAGGAAGCGATGGTTTCAGACCGCAGGGAGACGCAAGCGGACACCGCAGAGATACGGAGCGCCGTGTCGCCGCTCGCGTACTGCGCAAGAAATGAGCCATAAGGGGCGTTTACAGGCTGATACCAAAAGTCGTTATCTGGAGGAGGTGTAGCGCCCAGCTTCACTAGTAGTTTCCCGAATGTGTTCAAACTGGCGCTCCTCTCGTTTCCCAGATGGATTTTTTGTCTGTGGTGATAATCGCAATCCCAGTAGCCATCGCAATGGCAATCACCGGGTCGATTCGCTTCGAATTCTTCATGCGCTCGGGCTTCACCGGCTTGATGAGGTCGCCCGGCGCCTGCGTGATCTGCGTGCAGTCAACGGACCAGCGGACCAGCGGCGAGCCTTCATGTACGGCGGCCCGGTCGTAGACCAGCTTTTCAAACCGCCGGCACGCTGGACTCATTGACTGGTAGCCCTGCCCGAAGTCGATCACGTCTAGGCCGGCGTCTTGCAATTCGCGGGCGGTGTCGCGCGCCCCGTAGCGGTCAAACGCTATGGCCTTGATGTCGTACTCGTCGGCCAGTTCTTTGATGTGGGCGGTGACATAGCGCCAGTCGGTTGTAGTTCCCGGCGTAAGCCGGATGTGGCCGTCGGCCGCCCACTGTGCGTAGGGCACGCCGTCGCGTTTGCTCCGGTCCTCGATACGCTCGCCGGGCAGGTATGCCCAGACTTTGTAGTAAACTTTTTCGCCCACTGGCCAGCACAGCGCGAAGGCCGTGAGATCGTGAACCGCGGCGAGGTCGAGCCCGCCGTAACAAGGATATCGGCGAAGTTCAGCCCAGTCAATCGGTGTTGGTGAGGCACAGGCGTCCCATTCGTGAATCGGAATCCATTGGGTTTCTGCGGAGGTCCACTGGTTCAGGTACAGGCGCCGGAACTGGTTTTGCAGGTCCGGGCGGGCCATGGCCTCGTCAAACTTGCGCTCGTACTCTTCAATCTTCTGGTGCCCGGTTTCAAGCAGCGGGAGCGCCAACGGCCAGAGCTTTTTATCGGTCCAATCGGCGTCCTTTGGGACTTCGTAGATCAGCGGCAGGTAGGAGGGGTCCGTGACATCGCCCGAGAGAACCCGGCGCGCGTATTCGTATTCGCGGTAGCAGATTGTTTCTTGGCTACTTCCGGCCGTCGTGATGATGATTTCCAGCGGCTCCCGGCGCGACATACTGCCGGTGGTGAGCGCGGCCAGTAGTTCCTGCTCGGCTGGCCCCCAGGCGTGGAGCTCGTCAAAAACTACGAGCGAAGGGTTGTAGCCGTGCTTTCCCTTGCCGTCAGCGGACAGCGCCCGAATCATCGAACCGGTTTCCCGGTGGACGATCTTTTTCTGCGAGAGCGTCGGTTCGACCAACTCTAGCAGCGCTGGGTTCGTGCGAATCATCGACCAGATGGCCTCGAAGCAGATCGACGCCTGCGGCGCGTCTGTCGCGGCCATGTACAGTTCCTGCTCAGGCTCGGGGTCCAGGAAAAACACGATCAGCGCGATGATGGCGGCGGTCTGCGTTTTGGCCTGCTTGCGGCCGAATGAGGCAAACACCTTGCGGATCAGCCGCGATGCGTCGGCCCGTTTCCAGCCGAAGATGTTAGCCACCAGCTTTTTGCTGTGCGGTAGGAGTACCAGCGGCTCAGGGCGCCGACTCTTTGTGGACTTCGTGAGTGTCAGCGTTTCAGCGAAGGCGCAGGCGGTGTCAACAGCCTCAGCGTCAAACCATGTTCCCTCGTTGTTTTGCACGTGCAATAATCGCCAGCGTCGGGTTTACGGCCGTCGGCTTACGAGTGTCCTTGATTCCGGCCCGTTGCCGGTTGCGCGGCCCGATGTTGAGCTGGCTGCGTAGTTCGTCGATCTGCCGGCCCCAGGCCAGTTTCGTGCGGCCGTCGGTTTCGTTCCGCCGCTCGATCATGGCGTCGGCCAGTTCGGCGTATTGGTCTGCGTCCACCTGCCGGATAGCCACGCCCGCGGCGCGGTTCTCGGCGACGAGCTTTTGGAAGAGCTTCAGCCGATCGGATTTGCACCAGACGGGCGGGGTGATGTCTTCCTGGATCGGCTCGGGGATGACGCCGCCGTTGGCGACGGTGCCGCGTTTGCTGTCCGGTCTTGGTTGGAATCCTCTAGCGCCCATATTGATAACTCGAAATCAGAAAGTTGGGAAAAACTTGCACGTGAT